CCTACGAACAATATCTCTCTGCTGGGTGGCCTGTCTTAGTTGACCTTTGAGGCTTGACAAAGACTCCGTGTCTTTCTTGATTGCCTCGTCCTTAAGCTTGACGAGCTTGTCTGTAGCGGTTAAAATTTGCTTTGTCTGACTAACATATTTATTGGTCTTAGGGTCGAATTCAATCTCTACAACAGTCTTTTCTCTTCCGCCAAGTGATTTATTTAACTTTTTCATTTTTGCCTCGCCCTCGGCGACGGCATCGTTCACGAAATTATCCCAATGACGTTGGGCGGAGTCAGTGGACAGGTTTATGGCGGCGTTGAAATAAATTTTTTCGTTAGCCATAAAGCTGCAACAAGTCTAGGATAGGCTTCCATGAAAAAAGGCCCCTTGCGAAGCCTTGGTCGTTTTTGCCGTAAGTATCGCGGTTACGGGCTTTAAGTGACAGCGGTAACAGTGGCAGTTGCCGTACCGGTGAGACCGTCTGTAATGGTAACAGTTTCTCCGACTTGATAACCAGAACCTGGGTCTGTAATGGTGACATTGCCACCATGGGAAACCTGCCCACTGCCGCTGGTTTGAATCGTTCCAGTCGCTCCAGAGCCAGAAAGGCTACTGTTGATGTCGACCGCAAGGGCTGATTCGTTGGAGGGAAACCCGGATCCGGTAGCGGATCCGAGCGTTGCGATACCTCCAGTCAACTAAGCGTTGGCGTCGAGTTCCAGGCCGTAGAAGCCGTAGCCGGTTAGGGTGCATTCCCAGGACACGATGCTGGTCACTTCGATAGACTCGGTGTAGCCGGTCAAGGTGCCGTATCCGAACACGGTTTCGTCGGTGCCGGTAGGACCCTGGCGAGCGAACTTAACACGCAGCGAGTCAGCCACGGTGTTCTGCTCGGTCAAACGCAGAGCCTGGTAACCAGCGTCCTTGAAGTCAGCCACGCCAGCGAGCGTCAAGTTAAAGGACTTGGTCGTAGCCACAGCCTGCGAGAAACCCTTGGTTTCGTCATCGTAGGTGTAAACTTCTTCGGATCCAGTTTCGGATTCCAGGGAAGCGTTGGTCAGGCCACGCAGGATGTAAGGCGTGTCGGTGCCGTCCATGGCTTGTGCTACGGAATCAACGGTGAAAATACCATTGCTGTAGGTCACAGAAGAGCGAACGTCATTAACAGTTGTGTCGTCAATGAATCCACCAGCGCCAAGGGCAGTGGCGCCAGGAACAGAGGCCACGTCCACGGCCGAAGAGGCCAGGGGCATGATATAGACCTTGTAGCCAAAGGCCGCGGAAAAATTAGCCATAGTAACTAGGGCAGAGGACAAGATTTGGCGGGCTTGCCCCACCTAGTACTATACTGCCTAAACTTCGGTAGACTGTTAAATCAGGATTGGCATGTCGGAAGGAATTTGCACCATTGTTTGGACCTTAGCACCGAGGCCGTCGGCCACTGCTACGGTTTCAACCGCAGTAGAGCCTCCGAAGATTTCCATAACACGAGTCGCTGCTGCTACCATCGTGTCGCCGTTAGAAGGCTCCCAGCAGATAAGAAAAACGCGCCAGGTTGTTTCAATGTTAGTTGATCCGTAAAACTGCCTGCGGCGAAGATCCGCTGCGTCGTGAATAATACACTCAAGACCGGTAATTTTGTTGATGCCAGGAATATCGCCACCAGGGCTTTGGATGCTCATGGCCTGAGACGCTTGGCCGCCAATAAATATATACTCACCAAGAAGATCAGTAAAGGTCGTGTCTGCCGCCAATGTAGCGTAGATTACTTCTGGGTTTTCAGGGAAAGTTTGGGCCACGGAAAGCCTTGCAGACTAGCCTATTCTTCCTTTTTTTCTCGGAAGACTACGTCAGCAACGCTTGAATGCTTATGACGCCCCTGTTCACCGGCCTCATTTCAAACGTTGTTACCTTCATGTGATGAACAACGTTAGTACTTTCCCTCTCTACGAGAGTCCACAAGACTACGTTTTTAACATGACTACCTTCAATAGCTCCCAGGCCAAGCGCATCTGGAGGGCTGCAATCAAGGAATCCTGGAATAACCGCTGTGCCTACTGCGGCAATCCTCCAATCGACGACAAAAGCCTGACGATTGATCACGTAAAACCAAAAGCGCGTGGTGGACAGGACCAAACGACTAACTGCATTCCCGCCTGCCGGAGGTGTAACTCAAACAAGGGATCCGACGAATGGCTGGCTTGGTTCCGTATGCAGGACTTCTACACCATCGAGGCAGAAATCCGCATTCGCAACTGGCTGGAAACTGGCACGGTCAAATTTGGCGACGAAGACGATTCCCAGTGGTTTGACGATTTTCTTAATACAATGGCAGCGTAACGTCCTCTTCTGCCATTACCTCGTCCTTGATGATAGGCATTTGAGCCGTAATGGTCTGACCACAGGGGCTCTTCATGTCAACAAGCTGACTGGAAACAGCGTGCTCGGCGATAAGGAGTCCGTGAACAGTGTTGTCGCTTGCGGTAGGAGCAAGCAAGACAGCGCCATCACCAACAAAAGCAACGAGAGTAGGAGGTAAGGTATCGTTGGCATTCTTGCGAAGCTCAGGAAAGCAGAACAAAGCGAATGACGGGAATAATCCTGCCTCTGCCAAGGCCACCGCAGCGGCGCCGTAGCGCTCTGCAGGAAGGTTGAGTTCGTCCTTAGGCTGGTACAGGTAAAAGTCGTCCATTACAAAGGGCTGACGCCTCTTCTTCTGATCTCTGTTCAGATTTGCTGCTTGGGCTGTCTGAAGGGCTAAAGGCTTTTCGTACAAATGCAGCTCCCGCATTTGCTGGGTATTGGCCCAGCGGTAAGCACTGAGAACATACTCGTACGGAAGCCGATGAAATCCTTCGTAGGTGAACTCATCGTCGCCCTTGAAATAGCTCTTTAGGAACCAAAAGGCTGCTTCGATGTCAAGCGCACCGGACTCACCGGCATTTACTTTTTTTCGAGATCGGCAAGGCTTTCGTTGTTTGCCTCAAGCTTTTCTTCGACAGCCGACTGCAAACGCTCAATAGAACGCTTCTCTTCGTCCTGGTAAAGCTCGTTAAGAGCGTCTATAAGGTCGGGGTGAAGCTCTGCCAGGTCATCTACGCTAAACTCCGCATCAACGCGATACAGGAGCATACAGAGGGCATTCATAAGCACGACCTTGGCCTGCTGTGAAGACATAACTGAGATAACCTCAGCAATTTCATTGTAATATTTGTCATTGACCTTGATGTGCTCCTTGCTGGTGGCTTCTCCGGTCATGCACTCTGTGACGATCTTGTAAGAATACTGCATGTCCCATCCTTCTGACTGGCCAACCGCACGGCAAAGGCTTACCATCTTGGAGGTAGTCTCGTCTCCAGACATCTGAGCCTGAGAAAACGCCTTCTCTGCAGCCGTCAAATACCCTCTGCGCTCAATCTCGATTTTACCCGAAGCTTCGGTACCGATAACCTCCTTGATCGGCTTTAGTCGTGGTTCTACGATAAAGGGAAGTTTAGCCATGAGTAACGATATAATCGCCGTATGATACCTATTACAGGCTGAGGTACCGATTGTAAGCCTCGTCGAAGTCGAATGCTGGCAAAGGACCGCTCGCCTGCCCAAAGGCAACATCCAGAAAAGGACGTGCTGGTAAATAAACCTTTTCGGCTCCCTTGTTGCCGTATGGGTAGATATAGCCACCGTAGTGGACCAAGTTGACATAAGGAGAGCTGTAATTGACTGAGATTTCGTCGCCGCTGACCTCAATTTTTTTCGACCTCTTCAACTCACCTGTATCAATGATATCACGAGCCCCTGAAGTCCACGCCCAGCCAGCCTCAAAGAGGGCGTCCAGGTATTGGGATAGTTCCTGTACTACACCTTGAACAGCCTCTTCGTGGGCCTTCTCGAGGCCTTCCATGGCCTCACTCGTACCTGAGTTTCCTTTGCTGGCCATGCTAAATCTAAGGCCGGCCGTCAAAGAAGCTGGCCATTCCATTTCGATCTTGCCAACCTCTTTGTCAAGGTTGGGAATTACCCCATCTCCATCTAGGCTTTTGATATAATCAATAAACTGCTTACGTTTAAAGCGTTTCTTCGCCATCAGTTCTGCACCTCGCCGCCAGTCAACTGGAGCTGAACACCGGCAATTTCCTTGTAAATGATCTGATCGATCCCTACGCCACCGAAAATACCGCTAGAACGCTGCACTTTGCTGATTAAAAGGGGGTCATTTCCGAACTGAAATGGAACTTCTATACCAGTTTTCATCCATGGATACTGCTCTTTGACCTCTAAAAACTCCAATCCATCCTCATTGGGGGCCAACAGGTCGTAATCAATAGGTGCAATTGCGTATTCCAAGGAGTAACCACGGTAGTAAAACTGATCGCCGCTAGCACCAGGCATCATCAAGCCGTCCAATTGGCTCTCCAGGGGCAGTTTCTTGGAACCCGAGCTAACCCCGCTGTACTGTGTCCGCTTCATCCAGGCCTTAACCAGGTAATTTTCGGTAATCGTCTCCTGAAAACGACCATTGACATTCGCAATAGTAGGCACCCCAGGAAAAAGTACCCTTGAATTCATATAAGGAGCAAGGGGTGAGCGTCCAGCCATGGATCCTCCGAGTCCAACTAGGCTTCCGACCCCCCTCAGCTTCTCTCCCTACGGTCGAGCCGCTAGCTCAGGCTTCGCCCTCGCCTCGCGTCTTGCCTTGATCAAAAGACATCTCAAGGATCATACGGAAAAAGGTATCCCTAAGCGATTGAAGCATTTCTTGTTCTTCTGCAGGTCGTGCAGGACTACCAGGCCAGACTCGAATTGCTTCATTCACAGCATAATTGAGTGTACGGATCTCATCATCCGTCAATTCTACCATGAAACCCATCACGTCTTCGTCTTGATGGTCGTTCATTTCTTGTAACAGCGCCCACAGGACTTGATTTCACCAGTCTTGATGATAGCTGCATAAGCAGCGTTCATCTTACGCCAGTCATTACAGCCTTTACACCAGACATCACAAGTATCAGCATTGCCGATGGCTTTCAATATATCGCCGACCGGCCCTTCGTTAATCTCAGGATGGACAGACATGATACGTGTGCGAAAGTTCGACTCAGTATACCAGAGCACCTTAGGTTTGTTCTCAAATATACTTAAAAAACAGGGCCATCAGGAACAAGTGTGACTCATCAGGAACGGATCAATTGACCACTTCCATATCCTCCACTCGTACCATTATTGGGATTCAGGCCACCAAGACAAGAACAAAAGGCAAAGTAGTTCCAAAGCTCATAACGCACCTTATTTTTCTCCTTGTGAGGGCCAGTCATGCCGGTTTTACCCCCGACAACTTCCCACTCCAATACATCAGCCTTTACCAGAACCTTACCCTCGGTATCCCCAGTATTCTGCTGCGTATCAACGTTATCAGCTGCCTCATACTCATCCAAAAGCTCCCTGACACGTAATACAGCCTCAGGACTCATCTCCTCCAACTGATCCATACAGTCCTGTACACAACTTAACGTAAAAGACCCAAATGGCAACAATAATGCCTCGATAACCCTCAGGTCATCCCCAGACTCCCAATTGCCAGTAGTGTCCAAAGCCATTAGTCGGTACAATAACCAGTCCATTTAGTATGCCAGTGCTTGATAGAATGGTCCAATCAGAACAAAATCTCATGAATCGCCTCTGCCTGGCACTCCTTATCTCAGTACGCTGTGGTAACCAAGAAGCCGTTACCCAGATCCTTAGAAAGCTTTATCACGACTTCGAAGAAGCTGCAGTTAAACCCACCATTAATCGTACCATCTACCTCATGTCCCCTAACGAACGTGACTGGATGAAATCCCTCTATTGAACCAAAACCCGTACCAGAAAAATTTTACAATTTTTTTTTGGGCATTTAAAGGTGTCCCCGTTAAAAGTGGTATCAGTTTTTTTCAGAGAAAATTAGAGGGGATAGCCAGTGGTTACGATATGTTACGATCGGGGGTGGGGGGTTCAAATGTACTACGTTACGATGTGTTACAGGTGGGGCCCCGTGTGAGGCCCCATGCTATGATCAGCTCTCTGGCCGTGCCATCTTGACGGCTTCCATGATAGCCTCATGGGCCCACAGCATGGTCTCCAGCTGATCGCCGCGCATATCTTGTGCGGTTGCCAGCAGGACCCGGGCAGCGGTCAGCATGCCCCAGCGATGGGCGGCTTGGCCGTCATGGAAGCAGCGGACGGTCTGGACATCGTCTTGAGTGATCTCAGCAATCTCAGCATGCAGGTCGGACATCTTGGACATTGGATTGACTCCGTTGGTGGTGCGGGTGTGCCCCGCATGAATTAAATATAACCGAGCACGCCCCACCCGTCAACCCGTGTAACACTTCTTAACACGCCAGGGTTGTAACACATCGTTACGTAGTACACATGTACCCACCCCTCGGCATTGTAACGATTCGTAACATAGTACACCCCAGTAGTACATATGTACTGAC